ACTGATGTCAATTTAGTTTCATTCATAACCATTCTCCTATCTTAATGTTATATATATATAAATATATATAAAATAAGAAAACTAATGAATTATTATTGTTTTTTTATTAAATTGTTCAGCATACTTTAAAGTTGAATCTGTTCCATTTGACATAATACCTTTAGGAACAAAAGCAACTACAATGTCACTTGTTTGAGCTATTATCTTATTTCGAACAAAATAGTTTTTTACATTATATGGTTTTCTATATCTTGATTCTGGTAAAGTACAATATAAATTATGAACTTCATGAAATGGTGGATATTCTTCATATTGCAATCCAAGTTCCAATGCATATTTCTTAGCATATTTGTCAGCCCCATTTTTACAACCACCACTTACTATAATTGTATCTTCACCATGTTGTTCTTTAAGTTTGAAAATAAAATCTTTAATTTTCTTTTTATCTTCATATCTACGACTACCTACTATGCCTACTTTCATTTTCAGTTTTATCCCTATTCTTAATATGTTTTACTAATTTGATGAATGACGCTATACCATCTAATATATCATCACTCGTATAACTCTCACTTTTATAACGCCAATCACTTTTGTCACCAAGACCTCTAATTAAATACCAAACTGGTGCGAACTTTTTTGTAATTTTAGTGTTTACCTCAAATAATAAATGTTCATTCCGTTTAACAAACTCCTTCGTATCATACGCGTTAGCCTTATCAGACCAAAAAACTACTCTAAATTGACCACCCACTAAATTACGACAATATCTTATATTTTCCAAGATCTTTTTTTCAAAAGCTTCATTTATTATTATATCATCTAATTTTAATCTCAAACTATGACGATAATGTCTTAAATTACTCATGACCTTACTCCAACTTTACAATGTTCTGTTTGATTAAACTCACAAAATCTACAAGATTTCTTACTAGGTGTTGGTAGTAAATTATCTGTTGTATGACTACCATCATCATTAAAACCCTCATCAATAAATTTTGAAAGTTTTCTCGCTACCTTATTCATTGACACAGTTCCACTCGCAGGTGAAAATTTCTGAACTCTTTTCTGTGGCCAATCTACATTTTCATATAATTTTCTCTTCACTATGAAATATTCTACTTCAATTTGTTCAATAGGATAATTATGTTGTTTTGAATAAAATTGTTTATACAACAGTAACTGTTGTGTTTTATTCTCATCAGCTTTCATCCATTTGTTCCAACCCTTTGTCGATGTTTTTATATCATATATTTTAATCACATCTCCAATTGTATCCTTAATAACAATATCAATATAACCAACCCATCTTAAATTTTTCTGTAAATCTAGTTCGACTGGAACTTCACAGCCAATTAATTCATAACCTTTTTTGCTGAAATACTCACCTCGTCTTTTCTTAAAGAAATCAAGAATGTCACAACCATCTTGGAAGAACTCTTGTAATTGTTCTTTTGTACATGGATCTTTTCCATATGTTTCTTTATCTTTATTGAATACCTCAATCATTTTCTCTTGTAATGTTCGTTCTAAATTAAGTTGATTAGCTCTCTTAACTGTAAACTCATACATAACATTAAGATACTTTTGTAATGTTTCATGCATTGCTGTTCCAAACAACAAATGAATACTTGGTTCTGATATTCTGTAACCATCTATATAATTTAACTTCCATCTATGTGGACAATCAGAAAACATAGACAACTGTGAATATGATATTCTATTCATAAAAATCCTTTTTCTCTTCAACTATAATTTCTTCTATCTCTGGAACATATTCTTTTGGATTCTTTGGGTATGGTTTCTGTAGATGTTTAAGATTTGACATAATCTTTTTCTTCTCCCCTTTAGTTCCTAATAAATAAAAGAAACGATGTTTTCTTGGTTCTTTTCTTCTCCAAAATGTGTGTCCTATTCTGCTCTTCAGATGTTCTAAATTACCAGAACCAAACATAACAAATACAGTTCTTGAATGTATCCACTTACCACCAGGTTCTAATTTGATTCCATAATTATCCATAATTCCTAAATTAGTTCCCTGATAAACCCAATTGGTAGCTTGATATATACCACCAATGTGTTCTTGACCAGGATCTGCATATGATATTAGAACTTTTATATCTGGAGCATTTTGTTTCAGCCACTTAAATGTTTTAGATATAGAAATACTTTCCATATTTTTACCATATTCTTCATATATGAATAATCTTGTTAACTCCAACGCTTCCTTCGCCTGTAACATTGGTGAAATAGAAGAAGCTGCTTTAGCTCCAACTGGATATCCATAAACAGCAACACCAGCTAACTTTTCATCTTTTTCATCAAAAAAACTATGTTCGTTATCCATCTCATAAAAAATACCCAACGCATAACGACAACTAGTCCAAGCATGACTATAATGATTCTTAACAATCATATCTTTAGCTATCTTCTTCGATATCTCACGAATGGTTATTTTGGTTTTGTCTACTTTCCCCATTTTCCATTCTTCACGATTGTAGCCATAATACCATAATTTGACATATCAAGAAAAGCATCTTCAATTGGTTCATTGTTTATAGCTGCTTCTTTATTTCCCATCAATAAAGTTTTAACTCTTTGTATCTTGTCATTAATTCTAAACCATAATCCTGTAAGAGATAACTTAACATCTTCTTGTGTCTGTAATGGTGTTCCAACTGATATATTTCCTGGACCATAATCATGTTGCTTACGACAAAATAATACATATTGTTCTCGTTGTAATCTTTTAAACTCTTTTGTCATCTCTGGCCATTCTTGTTCCATTAAAGCAACCGCATCAACTGTTAAATGAGAATTACTTTCTTTCTTCTCAACATTTTTATATGCTATAAATGGTTTCCCATTTTTGTCTGTCGCAATGACTTCACCAAAATCCTCAACTTTATATGTCTTCCGTTGTGGTGCATCTTTTAATATCTTTTTACTCATTTTAATACCTTCTTAATTTGTTTTTTGTCTGTTCCATAAAGTTCAAGTATACTTCTTAATTCTTCTTTACTCATCAATTTAATATATTCTGTAGCATGTAATTTACTACATTCAAAATATCTAGTCATTGTAGAAATCAACATTTTATCATATTTCTTACCTTTGTTACCTTTAACATATTTATTATACCTTTTACCCTTTGGTAAAATATCACAATACCACTTGTATACTTCTCTTGATTCTAATAATCCTATTGAATATTTTTGAAAATAATTTACTATCTCTATAAAATCATTATCCATTGATAACCAACGATTTATTATGAATATGCTAAATGATTTTTTATCTATATCAGAAAATGTATCCCACGATTTTTTGTGAACTAAAATTTGGTCTAACCAATTAAATATCGTCATCTAAACTCCTAACACGAGGATTTATCTTTAACACTTCAACTAGGTTTAGGTGGTTTTGAATAATTATCCTTAGCCCAACCACCACCTTTAAATTGTGGTTCACTATTCATCTTCCAAACCCTTTCCATTATCGGTGTATGTATTCCACTACTAACATCTTTACATCTTTCACAGATGGGTGCTGATGCATTCATACTCTGTTTTACATCTATAGACACAGAACAAATTGGACATTTAAAAGTATAGTCTGGCACTGTCTACACCGTTGATATCCCAGAAGAATCTTTAAATTCATCATTGATATGACCACACAACTCACAAGCAAATACAGCAACAGGAATCATAGCTTCTTTACCTGTTGGTGATACAAGTGCTGATAATTTCTTCAACATTAATGTCTGTTTAAAACCCACACCACCACATTTCTCACATTCCAATGTTGTGGCATGAGTTAAATCTACATTATTTAAATCATTCATCATCTCTCTCCATTGTTATTTCTGTTATTGTTACATCTTTCAATTTCCAATCAGTATATTTTAAAATATCATCATCTTCATATGGCGGTTTATACAATGTCACTATTATAGTTGTATCCATAACCACATTTTCTACTCTAAATTCTTTCATTTAATTACCCTCAATAATTTTATTATAGTAGACATAAAATTAATTTCCTTATCTACAACCTGAACATCTTGATACTGACCTTCTGAAATTACTAAAATACACTCTGCATTTTTTCCATTAGAATAATCTTCAAGATTGTCATAAAGAAATCTATATAACTCTGAATAATCACTAACAGAATTATCTGCTAAATATTTTCTTATGACTTTTAAGTTCTCACTACTCATTAACATATTCAACAACTGTATCTTATAATCATTCTGAATTACTGAACCAACATCTATCTTTAATTCACCACTTACAACTTGTCTTTGTGCTGAATTAATTACTCTACGAATATCTGGATATCCAGCATTTACAACCATAGCTAAATCATCAAGTTCAAAAGTAACATTTTCAGTTTCAAGAATATTCTTCAAATGAATCGCTACCTCTTTTCTTGACGGTGGAACAATCTTATAAGATTGACATCTTGATTGTATTGGATCTATGATTCGTTCAACATAATTACAAGTCAATATGAACCGACAATGTTTTGAGAATGTTTCCATAAGATTTCTCAAAGCTGCTTGTGCATTCGGTGTTAAGAAATCAGCCTCATCTAAAATGATAATCTTTAAATCTTTAAATCCAATCGTAGAAGCAAAATTCTTTATCTTATTTCTAACATTGTCAACATTGTTCTCATCTGATGCATTGATATATAAATAATCACAATCAATATTATTTACAACTATCTTTGCTAATGTCGTTTTCCCAGTTCCTGCAGCACCATACAACAATAAATGTGGAACATCTTCTGATTCAAGATAGATACCTACCTTACTTTTCAAATGTTCATTACCTATATATGTGTTTAAATCTTTTGGTCTATATTTCTCCACCCAAAGAGAATGACTTATTGATTCCATTGTTTACCTCTCTTTCGCCAACACCAAAACATTTCTGAAAATATCTTCCACAAAGAATCACCAAAAAATGCCCCACCATTGTCTAACAATAAAATATATTTCCAATGCCTGTTTTTTTTATCTGCTAATGATTTTGCTCTTGCCACATTAATCTACATCTTGCATAGCAACAATATAATATGTGCTATCATAATCATCAACTTTGAAATTTACCCTAGCTAATCCCTCATTAGAAACTTCAAATGTCGCTGATGTGCATTCACGATTTGCAATTAACACTTCTTTGAACAAATTAGCATTAAATGAAATATCAGTATTCAAATCTGATTCTATAGTTTCAACAGGAATAATTACACGATTTGTATTTGTTGAAGCATAACCAATTACAATTTCTACTTTACCAGATTTCTTATTATTTATGATTGTAAAAGTATCAATATCACCTAACGCACCTTTACCTTTGATAAAAGTGTTGATGAACTTTGTATCAACTTTAATCTGTGTTCCAAATTTAGGTAAACGTTTCAAAGCTGGTGGATCTGCAATAACCGACAAATCACTTAATACATAATCAATTGATGCATAATTATCATTTACTTTTAAGGTGACAGCCTTATCACCAAACTTCAACAATGTTAATGATATGTCATCACTAAGAACACCAATCAATGATTTTAATTGATCTGTTTTATATATACCAACATCAGATTCTTCAAATTTAAAATTATCAATTTTAACTGTTCCCAATAATGATTTATCAGGTGTTACAAAAGATGTTGATAAAGAATCACCATCTGATATCCATTTTACACTATTTACATTTCCACCCAAATTATACTTTTGAATGAACTTATCTAACTTACTTTTTTGCATTGTCTTATCTTTCTCCTATATGATTTATTATTTTAATATACAACATTTTTGTCATATAATACAAGCTTTTTCTAAAAAAATCTCTCTAATGTATTCTGTTTGTCAATCAATACCCAATTCATACTTTCATAAAACATATCAATCTTCTTCTGAAGAGCCTTATTGAATAACTTATCTCTGTCAATATATTTCTTAATATATTCCATAATTTCCTGTGGGTCATTATAACCCTTAAAAGCTAATTGTTTTATGTTCAATGGGTTTTCCTTTAAATATACCCATTTAATCTTATCTGAATTTCTGATAGGTTCTGTCTCTTTCAAATTATGATATTTCAGCAAATCATTATATATAATTGTCGCCTTAACATGAACTGGTGTTCCCTTTTTTACCTTTGTAAATATAGTGGCATCTTTAAACTTTCCACGAGATCTATCTGCAAACTTTTGAATACCCTTTACACCAGTCGGAAGAGAGATGTCATCCAGTGATTGATTTTTCAAACTCTTCTTGAATGTAAAAATCATATNATCAATATCATCTTTCGGTGTGTGATCTAATATACCTTTCAAAACATCAGACATAAGTTTTCTAAACGCGACTGGAAAATTACTTCTAACTATATCAAAACCCTTTACATCCAACTTATCACATTGAAAACCACCATCATTGATAATCCACTGACCATATCTCTTCTTCGTAACCCAAAATGCTGACTTTGAAATAACCTCTTGTTTAATATCAAATCTATGAGTATCACAATTTAAAAACCGTTTAGCAAATACATCATAACTTTTATTTAAAAAATCTTGAACCTCTGATGTTACTAACAGTATCTCTTTGGTCATATATTCATCATCATTTAAATCAGCATCCGAATTTCTATGTTTTATCAATGGAACAGCACTACAAAAAATAGAATCCGTATCAACATATATCACATGATTATCATCAGTTTTCAATTCTTTGTTATAATAATAATCAGCCATTTTTTCAGTAAACTTGATTAATTCTTGACCAGTTACAGTTGTTGCTTCAGCATTGTCAATATCATAAAATCTAAATACTGGTAATCCCAATACACCATAAAGTGAATTAAGAACAATCTTTTGAATATGTTGCCTTCTCTTAAAATAACCACTCTTTTCCATATCACCCTCATCACCATGTTTCTTCATCAACCTTTTATATTCAACCCTCTCATCAAACCATTTTAACAATAAGGTTGGCATAAGTCCCTTTTTATCATTTCTATATAATACACCATTGGATGATACTGATATTTTCTTTCTACCAAATAATTCTTTCAATTCAACTTCATTAAGTCTCCCCTGAATCTTGCCATCATTTTCAAGTGAATATGTCTTTTTTGTTCCCTTAATAAATTCTTCCGAATCCCAACCTACCAATTTTCCAATCTTCATCTCAGGTGATATGTTTAATGACATTATTATACTTGGATACATTGATGTCAAATCTAAATCAAATACCCAATCATATCTACCAGGTTTGGGATCTTTAACATAAGCCCCAGAAAACTTTCTACCATCTTTATCCATTCTGTCACTAGCATCTAATTTTTTATTTGGTGCAACAATATCATTACCCTTTAAGTAAGTAAGAATAGCACCTTCAAGATAACGACTACTAAAATATACATCTTCATATGGAACATGACCAACATGAGCAATACCCCTAGCCAAATCAATAAACTTTAACTTATCATCAAGTGCCTTAACAATCTTAACATCGTTTAAGTTATATTCAATAAACTTATTTATATCAGTTTCATACAAATCGTTAAGTGTTCCTTCATATTCAACTTTACCAATACCAACTTCAAGCTGTCCAATAAAATCTAATCTATATGATGATTGTTGAGTATATGTAAATAACCTATATAGTTTCAAATAATCCAAACACGACACACCAGCAATCTTATATCTGTTCTTATGTTCTAAATAAAATATATCCCCAATAGGTGATAATGAATTTGCAAATGAATCACCTAAAACTCTACGAGTCCTGTTATATAAATAAGGAATGTCAAATCCATCTATATTCCAACCACTTAATATGGTTGGTTGTATCTCAATATACTTCTGATAAAACCTTTGTAATAACTCTTCCTCACTCTCAAATGTTTCAACAACTGTCTTGTCATGTGATGAATTATGTTTTTTGTCCGAAATCACAAATACAAAATAATTATCTACAACTTTATCATATAACGCTATCGATGTAATCTTGTTGTGAGCTTTCGATGGTTCAGGAAAACCACCAGTTACTTCTACCTCAATATCAAAATAAACCTCACGATGGCCACCTGACATCTCTTCAGAATCCGTATACATATCTACAAGTACACGAGTTTCAATTGGAACATCACTTTCAAAAACATTACCTTTCTGTAAATCTTCCCCTGTCCAAAACCTTACTTTCTTTAACTTATCACCATATAGTGACCGATAAGTTCCTGTCTGTGATTTTAGATAAGCATATGGTTTATATTGAAACTTTGAATATCCAGTTCGTTCATCCCATAAATGAACTTCATTACCTGACTTTGTTCTCTTTACATATATGTTTTGATATGACATACTCTAATATACAACCTTTTTAATGTGCAAAACAAGTTTTATTTTTCTATTTTAAAAATTTCATAATACGCTAAAATATCTTTCACCCCTATCACATAAAATCGTTACTACAATTCCAGATGGATCATTCTTTTCTATCCATCTTTCAGATGCTAATACATTTGCTCCAGAAGATATACCAACAAACAAACCATTCTCTTTTGCTAATCTTAAACTTCTTTCTTTCGCTTCTTCTGTTGATATAGTTATAACTTTATCAACAAATTTCATATTAACTAAAAACTTTGAACCATCACCAATCCCTTGTATCCCATGTAATCCTTTTTCACCACCAGACATTACAGGTGATTCTGTAGGTTCAACAGCTATAATTCGTGTCATAGCCATATTCCATTCTTGAACTCCATGTACTATTCCCATTAAAGTTCCACCAGTTCCAGTTCCTAATATAAAAGCTGATATATGTCCTGTATATTGAGAAGTTACTATTTCTTCAAATGTCGTATTTTTATGACATTCAATATTTAATGGATTATTGAATTGATTTAATTCTACATAACCATACCAGTCAGCTAATTCTTCTTTAACTCTAATAGCTTCGTCAAAATCACCAGCATCAACTTCTTCTAACTCTGCACCAAAGAACTCCATCATCTTCTTTCGTTCTTCTGACATATCTGATGGCATAACAATTATACATTTGTATCCTCGTTCTGCACACATCATAGCTAATGATATACCTGTGTTACCACTTGTTGCTTCTATAATGGTATCACCTTTTTTTAGTAATCCATCTTTTTCATAAGAATCAAGAATGTATTTAACAGGTCTATCTTTTATAGAACCACCAGGATTTACTGATTCAAGTTTACCATATAATTTATCTGATAACTTTATTAATGGTGTATTACCAACTTTCATTAATTACCAAAAACTTTCTTTTTACCACCCATATACTCATAGGCATGACCATGTTCCTTCAATAACTCATTTACACTTTTATCGTTTCCCTTAACATACAGTTCACCAAGAACTCTACCATACTTACCTCTTCCATATGATATAATTGAAAATTTACCATCATCAGAATTTTCTAATA